TTTTTAAAACAACTCCAATAAGGTTGTTTATTTTTAATTTACTTCCGATTTTAATTTGTTTCATAATTTATTTTTTAGTGATTAATTTTGACAAAGATATAATAAAACTTTTAATAAACAAGATAATTTATTATTTATTTTCGTAAATGTTTCCTATTACTTCATAAATGTAATTCCAATGCTTTCTTAACTTAATGTAACTACTTCCGTAATCCATAACAAAAGCAAAAACTTCTTCGCTAAAAACTATCGTATGAGTGGTTGACATTCTTTTCCCTGTCCAGTTACCTACGCCCCTATCATAATTAACTATATCTCCTTCATAAATTTCTTTTCCATTTTTGTCTTTTAAACCTGTAAATTGCATTAATTCATAGTGTTCTAAATCAAAATCCAATAATGGAATAGATGAAATTTTCCGCCAGTTATGTGTTTCTTTTGAAATTTTATCAAACACTCTAAATTTTATTTCTCTTTTCATATTTATTTATTTTAAATTATTATTTAATTATATACTACTTTGAAGATTAGAGCTGGTGAGTAAACAGAGGAAGCCTAAGGGAATAACTGATTTCTCGTTAATCCAGAAATGATAATTTTTCAATCATTCCTTTTTCTTCTGTTTTGAATTCTACTTAGTTAGACCGTCGCAGTTTCGTTACAGTTGCACCATTAGAAGCCCATTTTAGTGCTTTAGAAGTAAGTTAAATTGTTGTAATTTTCCCCTTAAATGCTTACTTCGATTGTTTTTAGGAAACAAAAAACCCTTAATCAAAGGGCTAGAATCTTTGTTAAGGGTTGTTTTTGGTCAAAAAAGGCAAATCAAAAAGGCAACCTAAATCAATAGGTGTCTAGCCTAATTGAATGACAAATATAAAAACTATTTTCTAATATTTAATACTTTTTTTAATTTATTTTTTAAAATAATTAGAAAAGCATTTAAAGGCTGTTTAACAAACGATAAAATATAGAGTATATCAATATACCAAAAGTTCATTATATCGTCTTAAATCAATTAGTAGCCATTTTAAAGAACTACCGTACTGACGACTTCATTTCCCCAAACATCCCAATTTTCACGTTCACGTCTTGCAAACATTTCTAATCTCGGAGTTTCTGAAACCGTTTCGATTAATTCTTGGAAAAATTCAGGTTTTTTAGAATGAGTTTTCCAAGCTCTTTTCACATTCCACCAAGTTGTATCTATTCGTTTTACTTTTGGCATTTTACCTTTTCTTCCAAGTATTAAAAATTCAGTAGTAGGGCAATAAACACCACCTTGTCCAGTTCCCATTGGTGTTTTGCACCAAGTCAAAGTTTGGCAATACTTAAAGCCCCACGCCTTTAATACTTCAAAAGCATCAGGTAAATATTTTTGAGTAGTCCATAAATACAACTCGCAATTTTCATCAGTTAAACTTGCTACATTTAAAGCCTTGATTTCTTCAACACTCATAGTTTCGTATGGTATATCACTTTCTTTCGGTACGTGTCCATTGTAATTCGGTACACTTGCTTTCCCCCATTTGCCATACTTCCACGGGGGGTCGGCTACTATTGTTTTATATTTCTTCATTTTTTTGGTATTTTGTACTATGTAAAATTGGTATTAGTAATTATTTATAAATCAGTAGGTTAGAATATTTTTTGGTATTATGTTTTGGTATTAAGTTAGGGTAATACCACTTTTAAAAAAACGGCTACTAACACGTGCTATACAAAAGAGGAGGTTTAGTTTTCCGAAGAAACATTCTGCTATAATTAGATTTTGTACTCCGCATCAACTTTAGTGCTAATAATCGCCTCCTTCGTATAGCACCATACGTTAAAAAGCCTACCTACTAATCTTGTGAGCAAACATTTTAATTATTGTGCTTGGTTTTATAAATCTACAAATGAATCTTAACCACTTGCCAGCGTTTGTGGTTGCTTCGCTTTGTGAGTATTCTGTAGCTGCAGCGTCTAATACATTTTTAATCGGTTCTGGGATGTTGTCTAAGTTTGGCATATCTAATGTTTTATTTAAAATTTTCATAAGTTGTTTTTCCGTTTATTTTTTTTGCTTTTAATATTTGCTTTCTGTTTTTGCCGTTGGTATATGAAACGTGAATCCAGTCTGGCTGTTTGTCATTACCAAACTCCCAAATCATCTGATCGAATTCTAAATTCTTTTTAATGAAATCAAAAATATCTTTATTCGTTGGTTTGCCTTTTGGATCCATATCGATATCCATAGCTTGTCCTGAACAGTGTTGACTTGTTATAGATCCCTTAATGGCTTGATTAAGGTTTAAACCTCTATACATACTACTCACGTAAATTGGTGTCTTAAAATGCTCTCTAATAGGCTCAAATACCTTTTCAGCTAATAGTTGCATATTTTCAATTATAGACTGGTTAGGGTTGTTGTTTACTATTCCGAGCCTATCAGCCGTTGCACTCCTTGTGCATTCCTCTAAAGTTAAATGTTTACTTATTTTCATCGTTCTTTTTTGTTAAAAGTTTATAAATCATAATTCCAGTGTATAGTATCGAAAGAGCCAGCAATACTATTTTCATTGTGTTTTCTAAATTGGTAAAAGATAGTCCAAAAATTGTCCCGTTTACTGCTAATACTTCTATGTTTTTTGCGTTCATTTTTAATTGTTATAAACCAGCGAATCCGTGCGCTGGATTGTTAGGGAAAATTCTATAAAGTCCAAAATCTATTCTTCTATCAGCCATTAAATCGTAAGCATAACCATCGTGGTAAATAGGCTCCGTAAGCAACTCACCATCATCGTCAAATGTGGCGGGTATACTTACGACTTTGCCTATTTCCACAACAGCGTGAGTTCCTTTTAAATAATTAAATTCTTCATCAATTATTTTTTTATCTATTAAATCAGCAATAGCTGTTTGTTTGTCGGGGTAGTTTAGTTTAAATATCATTTTATAATGTTGTTAAGTTTATACATTCTGTATCTGTTAAAGGAGCAGGAAACAACATTGTACTATTTATTGACTTTGGAACATCAGTACCTAACAAAGATAGGTTTTGCATTGCTGTTATACCAAAAGACGTTGCTGTTACTACCTTAACACCGTTTTGAAAAATATCTGCAGTTGTTCCATTCCATTTAATCGCTATTTTAACCGTATCTGTTGTTGTTGTAAAAATATTTGTTTGAGCAAAAGATATAACTTTAACAACGGTCAATCTTAAATTTAAATTAGCGTCTGTATGCTTTATAGAAAATCCATTTGTTAATGTTGAAGTGTCAATACTTATAGATGGTGTTGATGCATCTCTTTTCAAAGGTATATTATTTCTCAAATGAATAAACCAAGTACCCCCTGCGCTTGTGATTAGATTGTTTGTGAAAATGTTTGCTCTTGTTAATGAATCTGAATTTCTTGTCTGAGCACTTCCAAGAGTTGGTATGTAAGAAGTAGGATAACTTCCTGTTTCTAACTGTCCTTTTGTAACACTTCCCGTAACTGTTAAAAGTAAACTTCCCGTCGTAGGTGTGAAAGTCAAAGTAACTCTATTGTTTACTCCTGTACCTACTAAAGAACCTGTAAAAGTACCACTAAATGTTATGGTTCCTGTTCCGTAAAATGAAACAGTACAAGCTACACCAGTTGTTGAAATTGTTTGCGTTACAACTGTTTCACTATTTAACAGTCTATTCATTCTTTGAGGTTCAATTAAAATAGCAGGGCAACCGCCTACTGTATCATAGTTTAATCTCGGCTCGTTTACGGCTACATTTTCAACTAATCCTAAACTATTAACCCTTGTGGCTGTTGTACCTCTTACAACCGTTAAATCAGCATTACCGTCTGAAGGAATAACCGAGTAAAGTTTGCCAACCTTTTCAGCATTCGGTGTTATAATTAAACTTGCTTTGTCTAATAAACTCATTATATATTGTTTAAGTTAGTTAATAATGTATTTAAACAGTCCTCGGCTTCAAACGAACCGCCATCAGTTGCTACTCTTGTTTTAAAGTTTGTTATAATTGTAGGAACTGGCGAGCCTATTATATCCGTTTCCCCTGCATAACTTGAAAAGTAAATAGAACCCCAATTTATTATATTGTTAATAGCACCTTGCCCCCAACCTATTGCGTTGTTGACTGCTCCTTGTCCCCATCCTATGTTATTTGGCATTTTCTTTTTGTTTTAAATATTGTTCCATCTTTTCTATATTTTTTGCCTTTACATTGTACGTCAATTCTTTTGGCTCTTTTGGTTTTTCCTTTTCCATAGCTATAATACCCATCCTGTTGGGTTTGGTTTTTGGTCGGGATACATATCACTATTTGAATTTGTCCAATATTCTGGAAACATAGAACTCGCATTAATAGCCATATAGTCAACAAATCGTTTAGCGTAAAAGTCTGAAAACGTACGGTGTTTTTGAACTAAAATATCAAGTTCATCTTTTGAAACGTTTTCGCTATTTTCTGAACGGTGTTTGAATACCCCACCGTTACGAACTTGGTAATTTGCGAAAGGTAAATAGTCCACCATTGCAAAATGAATTAACATAGGTTGAACGTAATCAACAACTAAATTCAAATAGTTACCCGTCAAAGTTGAACCGTCTATTTTGTTTGTGATAGCGTCGTATAATTTCGTGCCTAAATAGTTCTGAACGTGCATCTGTTGAGCTATCTTTATAAACTGAATAAATAAGTCAGTATCTACATTACCGTTTAAGATAGTGTTTGCTTTTAGGTCTTTTGGTGTAATAAATAGTGTTGTCATAATTACATATCGTGAGGCGCTACATACGCTTTAGGGTTATTAGTTGGTGCTATCTCTCCTGCTCTTCTTACATCCGCTGGACTTGATGGTTGTGCTGCTGTATTTTTACCGCTTCCAATTTTACGATACATTTCACGTACCCAAAAATGTTTACAAGTTCCAAAAGGAAATGCATCGCTTAACTTGCCACCGCCTTTCCAAAGGAATATATCATAAGGTTGGTCTGGGTTTGGATTCATACCAAAGCCCGGATTAACATTTTGGCTACTCATTAATTGTATATCTTCTTTTCTATATAGTTTATTAGCCCCCATCATTTTTTTACAAAATTGTCTTTCTGGACTTGCATTACCGCTGTATCTATATCGAGTAATATATAATTTTGTGTCTTGTTCTGAAACGCTTTTAGTCCTTGCAACTCCAGTCGATACTTCAGCTAAAAATGTAGCATTCATCTTTTCTGTTTGTGCGTCTAATTCTGTTTCTGTTTCGTAGTTTACGGGTTCAGCACTTACTAATTCCCATTCATTTAAATCTATTTCCTCTCCATATTCTGAAAGGTCAATAGTATGCTCACTTAAATTAGCTGTAGGTTGTGTTTCTGCTGGTGTTTGTGGCAAATTAGCAGCTTTTAGTCCTACCAAAGCCCTGATTTCATCCCCTGTCATTGATTCTAATACCTTATTTGCAACTAAAGGACTTAATGAATTTATACCGTCAATTATACTATCAGTCTTTTCGGTTAAAGTAAGGTCGTTATTTACGTCTAACGGTTGTAATTCTTCAAAATATAGGTTTAAACTAATGTCATTAAAAGCCAAAATCTTGTCAAATTCCTTTAAAATTAGATTTTGAAATGGTTTAATAACTGTATTTTGCATTAAAATAGTTGCAGTTTGCAATTCATCAGCATTGTTACCGAAACCGCTGTTATCTTTAACACCTAAAAGCATAGGCGAAATCACTCGGTGTCCTACCATAATTTTACGCATACTTTCATCGCTTAAAAATTGGTATTGATTGTGTGCGTCTGAAAGTTGAACGGGTGTTATAGTTGCTGCTGTATTCGCTCCATCGCTAAAATTTAAAATAAACTTTCCTGAGTTTGAAGTGCCACTAAATTTATTTTGAATACTTCGCTCTATATCTCTTTGTTCGTCCTCGGTCGGTGTTCCGTTTAAAAAATTAATAAGCATTGATGGCGCCATTCCATTCAAAATGTTGTTTAAATGAAAATTGCTTATTTGCTCCTCGAGCTCACAGTATTGCAAACATCCAGTATAGTCAACTGGACTATAAAAGTAAAAACCAGTTTTGTAAGGTTTGATGAAAAGTATTTCTTCGCCACCGTTACCAAATCCAAAAGCGGGTATTTCTAACGGTTTCTTTTGTCTGTTTATCTTTGTCCAATCCTCAGCATAAAAATAAGCTTCTACATCTCCATCGTCGTTACATTTACCACTTCTTAAAGTTTCAACTGGGAAATGGTTACACTCAACTATACGAGTTTTGTCGATTGAATAAACAACCTGTACCGCACATTGTCCCATTGCCTTTAAATCATAACACAAACGTTCCGTTGTATCGTCATCAAACAATAACATAGCTTGTGCATATTCTTCTGGCTTTAAAAGTTTATCGGTTGCATCAATACCCTTGCCGAAAATCATTTGACTTATACCGTTTACAATTGCGTTGTTTGTAGGTGATCCGTTTATACGGTCTTGCAAGTAGCCAAAATAGTTATTATCTTCTCCGTAGTTTACCCATTCTTGGTTTCTTACTTCAACTACTTTCGGGCTTGTGTAGGTTGCTAAATTTACAACTCCAATTCCACCCATCTTTTTAGGCTCTACCTTATTTATTTTCTTTCTCATATTTTATAGTAATTGTTGTCGATATTTGGCAACGTATAATCTCCATTGTTGATTGAATAGCTGTTTTTAGGCTGATTTGTGACAAAAACTCTGTCTTTGTATATAATAACACCACTAACGTTAAAATAAGCCTTTAAAACGTAAAAAGTATTTTGTTTTAAAAAAGATAAATCATTACTACTTAAATAATAAATATCGTTTATAGAAGTTCGTGTAGTTGCTGTTTTGGTTACTACTTCTTTTGTCGTTTCATTTGTAAATTCCAAACGAATACTATTACCAATTAAATCCGTTTGACTTATTGGAATAATTGGAAATGTTTGATTTGCTGATGTTGTTAATATTATCATATCATTATAACGCTAACTTATTTATTTTTGTAAAAAAAAAGCACCCATAAAATGAGTGCTTAAATCCGACCAAGTTTCCTTAATCCATTTTTTTGTTATGCGGGGGTTATTTGTGTAGGTGTTGCTCCTCCAGCTATTTTAGCAGTTACCAAAGTAGAAGTTACAAATTGTGCCATTAAAGGCTCTTGTCCTGTAATAGTCAAAGAATAACCATTAAGGTCTCCTAAAGCCACTCCAGTAGATATACTTCCGTTAACATCGCATCCTCTGGTCATACCTACTGAAAGGTAGTTTCCATTGTTATCTTGTACAAACACGTGAGGTCTTGTTGCTATAACTTTTGCTAATTCCACTTGTGTAAGTGCATCTAATTTTGTCAAAACCAAAGTAAGGGTTTGTTCAAAAAAAGTAGTTCCATTATCATTACTTGAAGTAATAGTTTGTTCCAATCCCGAAGCACTTTTCACATCGTATTGAAAGAGGGTATAAGTAGTCCCGCTAAATGCAGTTACTAAACCCGCTGTTATTGTAGCTGTTCCCAAAGTTCCGTAGTCTGCAAAGAATACTTTTTGTACCCCCCCGACTGCGTCTTTGCACGCTAATTTCCGACCCGTAGACATAAGACAAGGCATAAGAATATTTTTTTAAGTTATTGATAATTAAATAGTTAATAAAAAAGGGCTACCTAAATAGCCCTTATTAAATTTATGCTATTCCGTAAGTTACTGAGTCAGCTCCGATTCCAACTTGCAAACCTCTTGAGAAACGTGCAATGAAACGAACGTTTTTAGAACCGTCGATGTCTGCCATATCAATTGTTTTAACCACGTTAGCATCGTCAGCTAATCCAAATCCAACAAACAAGTTGGAAATTTGAGCAGCTACCATTGTGTTAGCAGGTAAACCATTTGCAACGAATACAGGAATACCGTCGAAAGTTAATTCTTGACCGTTGTACCATTGTGTACCTAATCCTTGTACACCATTGTTAGAAGTAGCAGCTACTGAGAAACCGCCTAAAGCACGAACATAAGCCTTGGCTACCCCTTGTGATACAAAGATTCTTAAGTCTTCTGTTCCGTAAAGTGGAGCAGGAATAAGGTCTACAACACGACCCATTTCAGTTATAACGTTAGAAGCTGTAATAGTCAAAGGAGTTCCAACTACTTGTGCTCCGTCAGTTTTCAAAAGTTTACCTAATCCGTTTGTAGCATTCCAAAGGAAAGTCTCAGTATCCAATGCAATATCTTTTAAAACTTTAGCAATAAAGAAATCTGAGAAAGTTGCAGGTAAAACATCAAAATTTGAATAACCCATTTCGGCAGCATTCCAATCGGCTTCAAATGGAGTCTTGCACAAGCTCAAATTTACTTGCTTTTCACTCACTTGAAGTACCTTGTCTGAAAGTGTTACTACACCTGTATCAGTAAAATCACAAGTTGCATCTTGAACAAGTCCAGATATAACCGCTTTTTTTACAGTAGTTTTAAATTTTACGTTTGGAATAACTGTTACTCCGTTGTTTGCAATTGTGTTTGCACTTAATACCGCAGCAGCGATATACTTACCAGCGAACTCGCCAGCGTAATTAGATGTAATTGTTGGTTGTAAAGGCATTGTTTTTAATTTTTAATTATTAATATTATTTTGATAGCATTGCCATAATGCGTGATTCAGTTCCTGAGACGTTAGCTTTAGTATTTTGTTTGCCAAGGTTAACTGTCTTTTCAGTTGGTTTGTGAGTAGTTGGTTTTGTAGCACTAACACTTGAAAGGGTTGCTTTCATTTCTGTTTGCATACCACTCAAAGCGTCTAATTTAGCTTGTAGTTCATCAATTTTAGGCTGTACGGCTTCCATTACCAAAGCAATAACTTCTTCGATTGTAGGGGGTACTTCAGCTAATTCTTCAACTACTACTTCTTCAACTGTTTCTTCTACTTTTTCAGTTGCTAATTCTTCTTCAACTACTTCAGTTTCTTGACTTGCAACCTCTCCGATAATTCCAATTTCAGTAACGTAAAGTTTAGAGCCATCTGCCATAACGTATTCCCCAATTTCCAAAGGCTCTTTAACTTCGCCATTGATTGCGAAAATAGGATCACCTACTGCAAAGCTGTCTGATTCTACAACGGTACCATTCTCTAATGTTTGTTGTTCCAATTTAACCTTAATGTTTAGCAAGGCTGTAATTCTGTTTAGTAAATCTGTATTTTTCATTTTTTAAATTTTGAATTTATAATATAACGAAAGCCTGTTTTTTTTTGCATTTTTGATTTTACCAAGCTGTTATTTATGATTAAATGTTATTGTTTAATTATAAACTCTTATTTCTATTGGGGTGTTGTATAATATACCATCAGCAACAATATCATAATCAGATTCAGTAAATAGGTTCATAGTATTTAGGTCTTCGTTATTATTTAATAACGCCCTAAGAGTTGAACCATTTATTCCAAAATCAAGACATTTGGTATTCCAAGTTTTACCTGTAATAAATGCATTATTCGAATATAAAAGATATTGACCAACTCCACTATAACTAAACCACACATTTCCAATAGTATTCTCTAATATAGTTACTACTGGAGCACCTAAGTTTATATCAAAAATAGTATCAACATCTAAATCAGTATAAGATATATCTTGAGTTAAAACAAAATATGTACCTTCATTACTATTTGGTGCTCCTATAAAACTATAATCTGTATTATTTGGATTTGCAGTTATTAAAACTGTTGTTCCTTGTGCAGCACTAGTTAAATCACCATCACCATTTCCCCATAATCCAAGAGAATTATCCCCACCACTCTGTGTTAATAAAGCTGTATATACTTTATATGGTCTTATTTCGCTTAATTGCGATACTTTTACCTTTTTGGTTATTCCACCATTTACAATCGGCAATACGTCATTTTGGTCTACTACCGATACTAAGTCTAATTCTGATATTTTGCTGTTCATTCTTTTAAAATTTTGTCGTTGTTTTCTTGTAATAATTGAAATCCGTCTTCTTTAAGTAAAAAGTAAGTTTGTCCGTAAATGTTGCCTATTCCCTGAGCTTGTAATGAGCCATCGCAACATTTCTTACTATACGTTCCGTCTGGACACAAACACCCTCTACCGCCACCTTTTGGACTTGTATAGCTTGGTGTCTTAAATGCGTTATTTCTGTTTTGCATTTTGAATCATTTGTTTAATTTCTAATAGTTTTAAACCCGCTTCTATTTGTTCATCTGTATCGTCAATTTTTGACAAAGGTAGTTTGGCTTTATCAGCAAAATAACCCTCAATTGAAAAGCCTTTTACTTTTCCTGTTTTAATGTAGTCTTTCCATATTACTTCGTTTTCGACTTTGATTGTTCCCATCCACGTACCAACTGGCACGTTTAAATTATACAAATTAGATTTGTCCTTTTCGGTGTCTTCAACTATCCAACTTTCTACAACGGTTAAACCTTTGATTGATTCCTGATGTTCAAAAGTAGCGTTGCTTTGATTACCGTTTTGAAAAAACATTTCCATACATTTACGTATCGTGTCTTGTGAAAAATAAATATAATACTCTCCGTTTTCGTCATCACGTCTGTATATAGGTTTGTCGGGTACTAACATAGCACCCATAATGATTTTCTTTTCTTTGTCTACTTCGGCAAAGTGATATTCTTTCGGTTGTTCATTTAGAGCAATCCAATTTTCCTCAATGGCAGGGTTTTCTACAATACTGATAGCATCAATACCCGAAAGCTCCATTTGTTCGTCTATTATTAATTCGATTAATTTCATAACTTTATAACGTGTTTAATTTTTATTTTGTTTATCCTATTGATGCGCTTGTAACTATACTTCTATTCAATCCCTGCTGTGTTGTAACATCATTAGCCACGACATAAGTTCTGATAGGCTGTTGCCCTTGTTGTGCTATTGTTTCTGCTATTGCGTTTGTTCTCGACGCTCCTACTACGTTAACGTTAGGTGCCATTGATGCAGGTGTAGGTATTGACGCAGGTGTGGGAACGCTACTACTTCCAGCGCTCACACCCGAACCGCTTAACGCTTTTTTTGCTCTTGCTACATTTGATAAAATTTGAACTACACCACTTGCGTAAAAGATAGGTTTTGCAAAAGGATAAGCTGGTCCAGTAGCAACCGCCGCCGCTTCCGAACCTGCCATTAATTTAGAAAAGGCTGAGGCTGTATCTATTCCAATCTGTGCAAGTGTCAATCCTTTTGAAATGGCTTGCGCTTTTTTGCCCTCGCCAAACATTATAGAAGTAAGTGAATTTAAAGCATCAAAACCAGCTTGTAATAATATTTGTTTTGATTCTTCTCTTGCTTTAACACTTTGAACTTCTTCTGCATCGATTTGTTTAGCTGTGTCTTTTGATTGTTTTTTAATGTTATTTTTTTGACTTTCAGTTAAAGTTAAATCTTCCAAAAGGATTCTTTCTCTTTCTAAATTTGCTAATCTTTTATCTTCAAAACTCATTGATTCATTTGCAAGGTCTTGTTCTAATATAGCAATTCTTTCTGCGTCTGCCTTTTCTTTTTCTGTTTTAGTTATTAAAGCTAAATTCGCTTCGTGTTGTTGATTTAATGAAGTTAAGTCTAAATTATTGGCTTCTAAAACTGCTTTCTTTTCTTCGTATTCTCTTTGCTCTTTTTGTGCGGGTGTTTCTTTTGATTTATTTATTTCATCTAAAATAGCAATCGCTTGTTTAGCCGAGTCCATTTCTTTAGCAAGTTTCTCTTCTTCTATTTTCTTTAATGCTTCGGCTTCGGCTTTTGCTTTTGCTATTCTTTCTTGTTTGGCTTTTTCATCAATAGCCGCTTGTTTTTCTTGTGATGCCTTTCTTGCTTCCGCTCTTTTATCCGCTTCGTCTTTTTCTGTTTTAGTTAATTCTTTACTACCTTGCGTAAATCTTTTTATAGATTCATCATAATTTTTGCCAAAGTCATTAACTGAACTTTTAGCATCTTGCCACGCTCCAGAAAAATCACCGCTTATTAATTTACCTATCGCAGAACCTATTTTACCCAAAGATTGAAAGACTGCCGTAACGCTCGAATAAACAACTCCAAAAGCTTTTGAAACCATAGGCAACGCACTAACTGCCAAATCAACTAAAGTATTAAATAAAGGCTCTACTGCCCTGAATACACCTTGAAAGATTTTACCAACCCCATCTAATAAAGGTTGTAGCTTTTTCATCGCTCCTTCATTATTTGAAAATGCAACAGCTAATCCACCTAATAAAGAAACTATTAAACCTATTCCCGTAGCCTTTAAAGCACCGCCAAAAGATTGTGTCGCTACCTTTGCTTTGTTTATTGAAGCTCCAACCATACCTAATGGTCCACCAGCTTGTTCTAAACTATCTACCCAATCGCTTGAAGTGTTTTTAG